CCACTCTCGCCCACTACCAGTCTGTCCACCCAAGAAAACCAAACGACATGTACGTGGTCTTTACAAGAAAAAAGGGTGGCCTATGACGAAAGATGAAGTACAAAAGATCGTGAGCGTTATCGAAGACATAGCCAAGACCTTAGACCTTACAAGATACGGTAAAGCAAATTTATCTATCTTCCCTCCGTCGGCACTCAAGCAGGCACACGCTACACTACTCGATTCCCATAAAAAGGGAAAAAAGATCCAAGACCCCTTCTCTTTTTTATGGTCCCTTGCACACAAAGCTACTAAAACTAAAGGTCTCGATATAAACTACTCCATCTTCGACAAATACAACTTCAACAAAGAAACAGAAGAACCAACAACATCCAACCAAATCCACCAACCACTAGAAAGACGTAAAATGCATCAGTCATACCAACCATGGATTAAACCAACAGAAAAATACGACCTTCAACATGAACTAAAAGGCTACGAAAACGCCGCAAAACCCAACAACTTCAACAAGGCAGCCTCGCTTTTCGGCCACGAAATAATGGCCAATTTACTTAAACGATGCAAACATAATGTAATTACTAAAGCTATGCAGTCCACACAGCAATAGGAGAGAGATATGAACCAAAACCCTAAGCCTAGCATGGAGCAAAAAAGGCCGCGTTGTGAATGGGTCGATCAGTACCTCGATATATACACCCTTAAAAGAATGCCAATAACAAAAACAACCTTGGAAAGACTAGCCACAGACTTGGTAAAATGGGCTAAGGAAGATGAAGACGCACTCGTCCTTTCTGAGTTTTACCTCGATCGAGGTATTCCACACTCAACTTTCTCAAAGTTAGCTTTCGATCATCCAATAATGGCTGAAGCTCTAGCTACAGCTAGAATGTTTATAGGCAAGCGCAGAGAAAAAGGCGCACTCAAAAACAAACTCAACCAAGCTATGGTTATGTCCCAACAATCAAAATATGATCCTTCATGGTGGACTCTCGAAAAGAAACGAGCAGAACTTAAAGCTTCAACACAAGCCAAACACAACCCAGACGTTAAATACGCAATAGTAGTAGAAGACTTTTCTGATAAGGAGAAGAAGTGACCAATATATACACTATATCACTAGGTATAGACGGCGATGACATAATCATACGCTGGAATGTAGAGATAGAAGAGGGAGAAGCAATAACAACCAACAGATGCCTCAGACGCCTGATAGACTTTATGAGTAGAGATGGCCTAGAACGACTACTTGAAACTGCTGCTGACGAAAAAAAAGATATAGACATACTCATCGAAGACGATTACGGATATGAAGCTGCAATAAATTACGATCCTGCAGATGACCCAGACGAGCTGCCAATACTGTTCTTTACTGCTGTCTTCGGGCGATGCTTAGAAGAGCTAATAAAAAAGTCATGCAAAGAGAGATTGTTATTTAATTAACTATGAGGAGATACCGTGTGGCCAAAGGCATTCAAAATAAGAATAGCTTCACGTGATAGCGCTCTAGAAACAGTAGTAATTTCTTATAAAAAACTCTCAGTACCCGTATTCATTAGCAAAATCATTAAGATCTCCTCCAAGAGGGGATTTTTGCATTTTATACGTAGATCAATCCCCGATGGAGACTACTGTAGAATAGCTATACAATCAGGGGGACACGAGATAGCTTCCGAGGTATACGGATTACCCAAAAATGATCTCTTAAAAGAAACCCGTATATTTAACTCATTTACTGAGTGTATGACCAACCTTGTAAAAGAAGCTCAAGAATATATAGACAAGGAATGGGAGTGAACATAGACGCACTAATAGTCTTATTACTAGCAGCTCAGTTCAAATTAGGTCTTTACGCTTTTTGGAAGTTATCTAGTCGTTTAGATAAGTTGGAGAAAGGTGCAGCATCTTCGGTTGGGATGGAGATTATTAAGGAAGTAGCAAAGAAGATTGAAGAGAATACACTCTTAAACAATAAGCAATAGGAGATATGAGATGATTAGATGGAATTCTGTAGTGGCTGCAGGAGAAAGAGGAGCGGATGCTTTAAAGTCTTACGTTAGCTTGCAGTGGGTATTTCTGTACGCAGTTATAGCTTTTGGGATAATAGCCGCTATAGCAGTGTTTACTTACTTCCTTTCACGTCTTTTTGGGAAGCTTAGATTTGATCGTAAGCAAGAGAGACTACATAGAGAACTTAGGGCTCAGCTAGAAGAAAGAGACGAACTCTTACAGAAGTCAGAGAGGAAGCAGCAGCAACTAAGAGATATGCTACGTAACCTGCAGGACAGGCTGGATGTTATGGACAACAAGCTATATCGAGTCGATGCCCTAAACGAATCTGTTAACAAACTTGAGTCTTCTAATGTAGATCTTGTTAGTGACATCAAGAAGCTTTCTTCTAAGGCTATTGTTAAGGTTGAAGGAAAGAGGAAAGTAGGTAGGCCTAGGAAGATGAGAAAGGCACCACAAAGGAGTTAAGTGGATCATCCAATAGAGGTAAAGATACATCTAAATAAGTTTAAGCCTCGTGATTATCAGCGTCCTATCTTCAAGGCGTTCTTTGAGGATCGTTATCGTCGCATGGTGATAGTTATGTGTCGTCGTGCAGGTAAAGATTTGTGTACGTGGAACATTGCGATACGTGAGGCTGTGACTCGACCAGGGGTGTATTACATTGTTTATCCTACGTATGCTCAGGGCAAGAAGATTTTATGGAATTCGGTGACGATCTCTGGCATACGTTTTCTGGATTATATTCCGCAGCAGCTCGTAGACTCTATTAACTCTCAAGAAATGAAGGTTATTCTTTCTAATGGTTCTATCATTCAAATTATTGGTTCTGACAATCCAGACAGGATCGTAGGAACGAACCCCCAAGGAGTGGTGTTCTCTGAATATGCACTCCAGAACCCTCGTATATACGCCCTTATGTCGCCTATCCTAGCCGCGAACAAAGGGTGGGCTATCTTTCAATCTACTCCTAGAGGTCGCAATCACTTCTGGGATCTCTACCAGCTTGCATTAAATTCTCCTGACTGGTGGACATGCAAGCTTGGGCTCAATGAAACGAAACACATTGATCCCGCGGAAATAGATAGGGAGATAGCCGAGGGTCTGATGTCGCCTGATTTGGTTCAACAGGAATACTATGTTTCGTTTAATGCGGGGGTTGAAGGTTCATTTTATTGTAAATACATAGATCGTATGAGGTTGAATAACCAGATAGGGGCGCTTCCTTGGGAGGCTGGCTTTAAGGTTCATACGGCATGGGATATTGGGGTAAGAGATTCGACATCCATTATCTTCTTTCAGGTGATTGGTCAGACGGTCCGACTGATTGATTACTATGAGAAGAACAAAGAGGGGCTAGAACACTATGTATCGTATGTGCTCTCCAAACCATATACGTATGGTAAACACATAGCCCCTCATGACATTCAGGTTAAAGAGTTTGGTTCTGGCATGAGTCGGATAGAGAAAGCCAAGCAGTTAGGGATACGTTTTACGGTTGCGACTAAGGTTTCTATCATGGATGGTATAGAGTCGGTTCGATCTGCTTTAAGTAAAATATGGATTGACGAGGGCCGCTGTGCAAAACTGATAAGAGCGTTGGAAAATTATCGGCAGGAATATGATTCAAAGAGGCAGGTTTACAAAGACAATCCGCTTCATGATAAGTACAGTCATGCGGCTGATGCGATGCGTTATTTGTGTATTTCTTTGCCGAAGACACGTGATGAATTGTCGGCGCAAGAGTTAGAAAAAATTAGGAATGAGGCAGTTTATGGTAGCCAATCTGCTCTTCCGCCATTTTTTAGACAAAATAAATACTAGGAGTTACACATGCGAAATAGCACGGTTAAGGTTGCGATATTTTGTGTAGTTAGCACGGTAGTGTTTAGCTCATGCGTTAAGAAGACATTTAATACTGCAACACAGCCGATTGTGAAAACATCAAAAACTATTTGGAATTGTGTTAGTGCTCTTTTTGGTTGTTCATCTAACAAGAAAGCCATCAAGACGCAGCAACCTCATGCGCATCGACCTCCTACAGCCGCTAAGGCTGATAATAAAAAGATGGTTAAAGGAAGGTAGATGAAGGTAGGGTCTTTGATGGCATTTTTATTTTTGCTGGTTACTGGGTTAGTTATTTTGTTTTCTCCTACAAAAGAACGTTTGATCATTAGGCGAGCAGCAGCTGAAATTGTTAATGTCATCAGGACCCGTGCTACAGTTTTATGGGATAGGTTGAACGGCGTAGGGACATACGAATTAAAAGAGCCTCCTGCAGAAGATGCGTTCGATGATGGACAGGAAGGTGAAGAGTGGTTGGATAGTGGTGTATCATGATAGAGTAGAGATGGTAGTTGAAATAACTTAAATCGAGGATTGAAATATGCTTTTTCCTGAGTTGGGTCCTGAATTTTTTGAGGAAAACGACAATTCTCTTCTTGCGCGAATGTCGACTTTTTACAAAGACAGTATCACGATCAATCAGTCTTTTTGGGAGGAAGCAGAAATAGACACGAGGTTTGAGGCTGGCGATCAAAGTTTGTGGACAGACATGTATGGGCTCATTCCTCAGAATCGTCGCCAACAGTTTAATTTTAATCGCATAAGGCGTGTGATTAATATGATCTCTGGCTATCAGCGTCAGAATAGGAAATCAACAGTCGTCACTCCGGTGGAAAATGGAGATGCAGAAACTTCCGATCAATTTACAAAGATTTTAATGTGGTTGAACAAGCAAGAGGGTGTTCTTGAGACGATATCTGAGGCGTTTCATGGATCTCTTGTTACTGGTATGAATCTCCTGCAGGTTTGGGTTGATTATCGAAGAGATCCTGTTTCAGGTTCTATCAAGGTAGATAATTGCGCTCACAATACTTTTCTTATTGATCCCTATTTCCGAAAGAAAGATCTCTCGGATTGTAATGCGATCTGGAAGAGGTCGTATTTGACTCGCAAGGAAGTTTTATCGCTTCTTCCAGATCAGTACGATATGGTCATGGCTCTTCCGGCAAAGGAAGAAAGAGATGGCAAATTCAACTACATGCCTGAGTCATACAATGTTGGTCCAAAAAACTTGATGATGTATGACGAGTTTTATTACAGGGATTATCGTACTCAGAAAATTATTATTGATACTGTTACTGGTGAGACGATGGAGTGGACATCGGATGACGATGAAGCGCTCAAGGAATATCTCAGGTTTTATCCTCAGGTGACTGTGTCAGAGGCTGAGGTTCCTACTGTTAAGGTAGCTATCGTAGTGCAGGGTAAAGTTATGTACGATGGGCCTAATCCAATAGGAATAGACAAGTATCCGTTCGTACCTGTTTTTGGATATTACAATCCACAAATGTCTGATTATCCGTGGAGGATACAAGGTGTTGTTAGGGGGTTAAGGGATGCTCAGTATCTATACAACAGAAGAAAGGTTATTGAATTAGACATTCTCGAGAGTCAAATTAATTCAGGGTTTAAGTACAAGATAGATTCACTTGTTAATCCCAAGGATGTTTTCCTTTCTGGTCAAGGGCGTGGTCTGGCTTTGAAGCAGGATGCTCAGATGACCGACGTTGAGCAGATTATTCCTCCTCAGATTCCGCCCTCCATGATTCAGCTTTCTGAAATACTAGGAAGAGAAATACAGGAGATATCTGGCGTTAATGAAGAGTTACTTGGGAGTGCTCAAGATGACAAGGCAGGAATACTATCGATGCTGCGTCAAGGTGCGGGTCTAACAACACTGCAGATATTATTTGATCAGCTTGATAGGTCGCAGAAGTTACTTGGTGGTTTGATGATAGATATTATTCAATCGAACTTCACTCCTGGAAAAGTGGCTAAAATTATAGAAGACGAACCTACGTCACAGTTTTATAACAAGGCGTTTGGCAAATACGATGCTGCGATTGAAGAGGGCATTAATACAACTACTCAGCGTCAGATGCAGTTCGCTCAGCTTATGCATTTGAGGGAAGCGGGTCTTCCGATACCAGACAGTGCGATACTAGAGTCTGCGACGATTCAAAATAAGAAAGATCTTATTGAAACGATGGAACAGCAAGCTCAGCAAGAACAACAGTTGCAACAGATGCAATTGCAGGTTCAGATGGAAGAAACCAAAGCCAACATTGACCTTGCGAAATCAAGGGCGGTAGCCGATCAAGGCCTTGGGGTTGAGCGTTTTAGTAGGGTACAGGAGAATGAGGCACTAGCAATAGAAAGACGTGCAGAGGCACAGAAGGATCAGGCGCAAGGATTGTTGAATATTGCTAAGACTCTGCAGGAGATAGAGACTATAGACATTGACCAATTGCAGAAATTAATAGCTCTATCGAAATTGTTGTCTGCTAAAAAGGAGCCTGATAAATCTGGAGAAGGTGAAGAGGGATTGGAGTCAATTGCGTCTGCTATGCAGCGGGCTCAAGCATCAACGAATCAAACATCTGAGAGAGGTTAGAGGTGGTACCTCATTGAGGTATATTTTACCTTGATGCATAATTTGAGTTTATGTGTTGTTTTTTGCCCCGTTATAAATGCTCAGATTAGGCGTCAGTTTCCAAAACAGAAAGGGCTTATTATGGCCAAGAAGAAATACTACAGTTCAGCAGGCAAGATGGGCGGAGAAATGATTTCAGGTGCTTCAAGAGGGCATGCAAACATGCCTCAAGAAGTGATCATGAAATATTATCCAAAGTCAGATGCATATCTTAATGAAGATATAAACGATGGAATACGTGGGATAGATGTGCAGAAGATGGCAGATGTTAAAGACATGAAGAAAGATCTTTCGCCAACAAAGTATTGATATTGCTTCATTACTACTCAACGGTGTGTAGCTTAATGTTATACGCCGTTGAGTTTGCAAAGGAAAAGTATGCCAGTAAACATTAGAAAAGATGATAAAGCAAGAAGGATAGCGCTTAATATATTAGGTCCACCTGCGTGTGGTTTGGCAGATTCTTTTGGGAAGAAGAAAAGGTATCGAAGGAAGAAGGTAGAGGAGACTACTGCCGAGAAGAAATACCAAGAAAAGCTAGAAGGTGAGAAGATAAATAGGCTTCAAGAAGCGGGCTATCGTTGGTAAAAGAGGGAATAAATAATGGCAAAAAAGAAATCTTGTCCTAAAACTAAAAAAGCTAAAATAAAAAAAATTAAGAAAGTAATGAAAGAGTTCAAGTCTGGTGAGCTTGACATTGGAAAGAGCGGAAAAAAGGTTAAAAGCAAAAAGCAAGCTATAGCGATTGCTCTTTCAGAGGCTGGAATGTCAAAGAAAAAAACTAAGAAAAAGAAGAAGAAGTAATATGTCAGAAGAAAACAGGGAGAGTCTACAGACTGCTGAGGAGGGTAAGCCTGGCAAAAAAGAGAGGATTCTTGTCATGTTCATACATATTTTTAGAGCTATTCTTAGATTTTTTGAGAGAAGAATGATGAAAGCGCGTAGTAGGCGTTTGGCCAAGAGGATGGATAGAAAAAGTTAGAGGAGATAGGTGGGGAAAGTAGATATAAGCAGAACAAAAAAGACGGTTGGAGCACATTCGTTAGAGCTGGCATCTAAAGATCAAGGTACGCATACGGCAATAGACCAAATGCGTGAGCAGCTCGATGATTATGAGAAGAATATACACGAATGTGTACAATCTCATCTAAGCAAGTTTCCAGGTGATTTTTATGTTGTATGTTTGACCAAAAAAGAACGTTTGATGCAGAACGTTTTGCGTGGTTATTTTTTTGCTAGGCAATCGTGTCCAACTCCAGATTATGATCAGGCTGTTTATAGATACGTGCGTGAAGATGCCCACCTTGATTTTTTGTGGGTTGTTCCGGATGCTGCAGCTGTAAACTTTATGAAGAACAATCCTAATTCTGTTCCTCCAGAGAAATATGGACTACTTAAATTTGTATTACAGTTTGCAGATGGAAGTCTTTTGAGGTTGGCTAAAGTGCTGAATGGAGAGAAAAAAGATTCAAACATTTTAGAGAAAAGGTGAGATATGGAAGAAGAAAACATTCAAGAAGTTCAACAAGAACAACAAGATACCGTTCTTGCTGAAGTAAATACTCAAGAGCCTGCTCAAGCTAAGCCAGACAATTCGGCAGCAGCCAACATAGTTAAGCTAAGAGAAGCAAAAGAAAGGGCTGAAAGAGAAAAAGCTGAGCTTCAGGCGCGCCTAGAAGAGATACAGTCCAAGGTAGCTCAAAAAGAAGAAATAGAACCTGTTTATGGTGATGATGATTTTGTGGAGGGAAGAATACTCAAAAAGGAATTAGATTCTGTTAAGAAGCAAATAGAGGCGTATAAAGCAGAACAGATTCAAAAGACAGATGAAGAGAGGCTTATGAGGGTCTATTCTGACTTTGATAAGGTCGTTAATCCAGATAATATTCAAAGATTAAAAGAGGTTGATCCTGAGACTGCTGATACGATAGCTAAGTCTACGGCCTCTCTTTACACCCGTGGAGCAGCAGCATATAAAAGGATTAAAGAATTAGGGATTTTTGTAGAAGATAAGCATGAAAAGGATCGGGCTAAAGCGCAGGCTAATATTTCTAAACCTAGGCCGTCCAATTCAGTTTCTCCACAACAGGGCGACAGTCCGTTATCGATGGCTAACGCCTTTGCTAACGGACTAACCCCTGAGCTCAAGAAGCAACTGTGGAAAGAGATGCAGGAAGCGTCTAATAAATCTTATTAATGACTACTATTACAAACCTCACGAGAGGTTGCGTGCGGTTGTTGAGCGCTATCTCCTCCGGCCGCACGCCTTTTTTATATAAAAATTGCACATGCTTTGACCATCTAGTTATACTGGAATTAGCGTACGGGGAGTCGCGCCCTCATTCTGACGTACGGGATTCGTCACCCCAAGACGTAAGAGACTCGTCAACTCATTGGTAGTTGTTTTTGCACTTTATGGTGCAATTATTTGTTTGTTTTAATCATTAAGGAAAACCTTATGGCTATTACAACAACGAGTGTTCTGCCAGCACCGGTGCAGCAAAGTTTCTCAATGAAGCTTCTCGCAGTTCCGGTTCCTAATATGATCCACAAAATACCTGCAGTTAAGAAAACTATGCCTGCAAAAGGTGGAACAACACTTAGGATGCGCAGATATAATCCGTTGGATACAGCAATGGTTCCTTTGGGAAACACTGGTGTAACTCCCCCAGCTCAACAGCTCACAGCTGTTAATATCGATGCTGAGATCTCTTTTTATGGAACATATATTCAACTCAATGAACAAGTAACTTTGCAGAACCAAGACCCTGTATTAAACGAAGCTGCAAAAAGACTTGGTGTTTCTCTTCGGCAAACCGAAGATCAATTAACAAGAGACATGTTGGCATCGACAGCTTCATTTATTAACTGCGTAGGTGGTGTAAATGGAGACAACCCAACCGAGCTCACAAGGTCAGATGTAGATACTGTTGTAAGAACTCTTCTTTCGGCAGATGCTTACACAATAATGGATAACATTGAAGGTGAAGATAAGTTTGGTACAGCTCCTGTACGTGATGCTTACTTTGCATTGTGTAATACAGATCTAACCGGTGAATTAGACGCTGTTTCTGGTTTCATTAATAAGAATCAATATCCATCACCAATGAATGCTCTTCGCTCCGAATGGGGTGCAATTGGCAATCTTAGGTTCTTGGTATCGTCGATTGGTTCGAAAACAGCCAGTGGCTCTGCTCTTGGTGACGATGTCTACAATATTTTCTGTGTTGGTATGGAAGCTTATGCGTGTGTTGAACAGGATCAGTATTCTGCTCAGTTCATTTACCGTCCTCCTATCTATGACGGCCCACTCGCACTTAATGCTTCTGTTGGATATAAGTTTGCTGAAGTTCCTCGCATCTTGAATGATGAGTGGATCATCAACTTACGTGCAACACTAGCTTAAGAAAGGAGTAGATATGTCATTAGATACAATTATTCAACAAGGTTCGTTTACTTCAGATGGAACAGATAAGATCTTGCAACTTAGATCTGATGTTGACTGGATTAAGGTTTATAACCTTACAAACATTGCGGCATCGACACAGTGGGCAGGTTGTACATGGTACTGGCAACGTGAAATGGCACAAGATGATGCTATTACAGAATTCCATGCTGCTGCTTCACAAGTAACATCGATGTCTACATCAGCAATTGGTTATAACTCAGAAACATACAGGGGAATTACTCTTATCGATTCTTCTGATAGGACTCCAGGCGCTGAAGTTGCTATGACTGCTGGAACTAACACAACAACTCCTGTTTACAGCACAGCTGATACAGGAAATATGATCACAGGATCTATTGTTCGAATTCAGAACACAGATCAAGCAAACTTAAACGGTTTGGATTTCACAGTAGATACAGTTACAGCTGACACCAGTTTTGCTCTAGCTAACACACTTGCTACTGCTCCTGGAATAATAGCTGGTGCGAATGGTACATATAGATTGATTGCTCAAAACGCAACAATCTACAATATGTTCTATCCACAAACCCGTGTTATTTCAGCTATATCTCAAGCAACAAGCGGTGTTGTTAGAACATTAGTTGATCATGCTTACACAGTTGGACAGAAGGTTAAATTTAGTATTCCTTCTGGAAGCGGAATGGTTGAACTTGATGGTCAAACAGCGACCATAACTGCAGTAACCACAGATACATTTACAATTAACATAGACACAAGTGGTTACACAGCTTATGCATTCCCTATCTATACAGCTGTTCCATATACACCTGCACAGGTTATGCCTATCGGAATGGCAGCAACAAGCACGTATGCGAATTCGCTTGATGATGCAACACTTAATACAGCCTTTATTGGTGTTGTTCTTGGAACAAGTGACTCTGCTGCAATTGCATTAGGAAGTCCAGGTGGAACAACAGGAGACGTAATTAAGTGGGTTGCTGGTAAATCATTTGCTACTGACCTAACATAATATTTATACGTTACTTATGGGGGCTTCGGCCCCCTCTTAAGGAAGGAGTATGATGGAAGAAAAACAATCATCGATTCAAAAGAAACCTTCGGTTAAAAATTTGAACTATCAAAGAGACAAAGACAGAGAGAAGGTAAAAGGAGTTTTTCGTTTTTATGAAGTTCCAGGAGGAACTATGAGTTTCTTTTTCAGGCAATACAAAGGTGACCAGCCTGTAAGATACAAGCTAAAAGACGGAGAAGTTTGCAGTATTCCTTTAGGGGTTGCAAAACATCTTAATAAAAATGGATGGTATCCACTTCACCAACACGCAGTTGATGCAGATGGAAGAAATATATATAAAGTTGGAGAAAAAAAGAGAAGGTTTGGCTTCCAGAGTTTAGAGTTTATAGACCCAACTGACTTTGATACAGTAGATAACAGCATACTAACAGTTGAGAAAATCTAAGCTGCAGCCTGTGTATTTTAAAAACTTGGAGTAGCTCTCCATAAATTTAATTAAAAACAAGGAGTAGGAATGGCAACAACAGATTCGACTCTTTCTACGCTTACGCAGATAAGAACTAAGATACGCAGGCTTACACGAAGTCCATCGTCTTCTCAGTTAACTGATGGACAAATCGATGACTACGTTAACACATTTGTCCTTTATGATTTCCCAGAGTTTACAGTCGACAATAAGTTAGTCTTCTTCGTTATGCCTAATGTTGACAAGTATTCAACTAACACAATAGATGAGGACGATCCTCTATATAATTTCAAGAACATTTATTTAAGTGTTCAGCCTCCGATATACGTTGGTGGTGAAGAAGTTTATTTTACTCAGTCTAGGCAACCTTTTTATAGGCAATATCCAGAGTATGAGTACGTAGAGAATATAGGCACAGGTGATGATGTTACTACAGCATTTGCTGGAACATTGTCTGAGGTTCCTGTTTTAGCGCGTACAGTCAGTTTCAGTTCAGCTGATACTGATGGTCAGGGGATTGTTTTGAAGGATGTTCCTCAGATTGATCCTGTTACAGGGCAGCAAACTCAGACTGGCGATCTAGTGGTTCCTAATTCTGATGTTAGTGCTGGGGTTATAAATTATCTGACAGGTGTTTACTCATTTACTTTTCCAATAGCACCAGGCAATGGTGAAAACATTGTTGCTCAGTCTTATAGATATACAGCGGCTAAGCCCAGAGCATGCCTTTATGAGGATAGAACTTTTAAATTTAGGCCTGTTCCTGACAAGGTTTATAGAGTTGAAATAGATGCTTTTAAGCGCCCTACAGAGCTTTTAAATAGTACTGACGAGCCTGATATTGCACAATGGTGGCAGTACATTGCTTATGGTGCAGCGAAGAAAGTATTTGAAGACAGGATGGATGTTGAGAGTACGCAAGCGATCATGCCTGAGTTTTTGAGGCAGAGGTCTTTGGTTTTACAGAAGTTAGTTGTGCAGCAATCCTCTGAGCGAACGGCAACAATTTACACAGAAAGAGGAGCTGGATTCTATGTTGACAGAGATTCTGTCTAAATTATCACCGATAGATATAGCGGTTATAGTTGCGGCCTTTAGTTTGGTGTTTTTGGCGCGCAAGCTTTGGGTCGACAAAAAAAGGGGAAGATGGTGAAAAAGCTACTTACTTACACATATGTCAGAAAGGAGGTGTATCATCGCGTATAAAAATACCATTCCAACTGCATCAGATCTGCTTTCTCAGTCGCAAGACGATATCTTAAATAATTTTGCAGGTATAAAGACTCTTGTTGATGTGAATCACGTTACGTTTGATGCTACTAATGAGGGGAAACACTACTTCATACAGTTTCCTGTTCAAGTTCCAGTTCCTACTACTGGAGCTGGAGAAGTAGGACTGTATAGTCAAACATCTACTCTTTCAGGAAATCCTGAATTGGTATATGCACCTGAAAGCGCTGCAACGCCAATTGAGTTCACTTCTTCTGTGCAAAATGAACAAGGGTATGCGATCTTGCCATCTGGAATAATAATGAAGTGGGGATCAGGGACAGTTAATGCTAATACAACAGCAACGGTTAATTTTGCTACCGGTGCTGGCGTTCCTACTTACACGACTGTTTATAATGCTCAAGCTACAAGAGAAGGTACTACTGGGGATACCGGTGTGCTTTATGTTCAGTCTTTTACTACTTCAGCCATAACTGTATTTAATACGGCAGATGCTTCTAAAAAGTTTTATTACAGCATTATAGGAGTGTAATATGTACGATCGTTTTCTCATTGCTCCTATTAATAGCGGCCTGATTACAGATGTTAAAGCGTGGCAGATTCCAGAAGATGCGTTCGCAAGGCTTAACAATGCATATGTAAGCAAAGGTATTGTGAGGAAGCGATTTGGCTCTGAGCTTATGGGTGGGTCAACGGCATCTTCTCTTTTGGATCAGTTGAATTCTAGGCTTCGTATTAGTGTTACTACAACAGACGGTGCCGGAACAGCTTCAGGAACCGTTCCTGGAGCTCTCTTTGAAGTTGGTCAACAGTTTTCAATAGGTGATGAAATATTTACCGTTGTTGAAGCAGGAACTCCCGGAACAATGATTTCCACTGGTGGCGCATCAACTAAAACATTTGATACTTCAAGCGGTGCGTATGTATTTACCGGAGTGGCTGCACTGACCACGGTTTACTATTATCCTTCTTCACCAGTAATGGGCCTTTCTTTTTATGAAGAAAACAAGGTTACAAACAATACAACGTATGCGTTTGATGAACAGTTCATTTATAGGTTCAATGGAAACTCCTGGGACAGGGAAGGAACGGTAGTTCTTGAGGGTAGTGATTCTGATTTTGTATGGGCTGCAAACTGGACTGGGATAACGGCTGATCAAACGGCTCTATTTATATCAAATTTCAATGCTACCGTTGGTACTCCTGGTGCGACTGATGATCCTATGTATGTGTATAAAAATGGTTCATGGGATGAATTTAGGCCTGTTTATGAGGTGGCTGGTAATGTAGTCGATGGCTATGTTCAAAGCGCAAAAATTATTATTCCTTTTAAGGATAGACTTCTACTTCTTAACACGATTGAAAGGGACGTAACTGCTGGGACCAATGCTGAACATGTTAATAGGTGTCGGTTTAGTCATAACGGAACACCTTTTCCTGCAGACGTCCCTGACAATGTCGCTGCCGCTGTTTCGAATGCATGGCTTGAGGGAAGCCAAACATGGACGATCGGCGGCACTACAAAAAGATCTGATGGTGCAGGTTTTATAGATGCTCCTACTGAGGAAGAGATAGAAGCTGCAGAGTTTATTAAAGACAGGTTGATTGTTTATTTTGAGAGAAGTACCTGGGAGCTTGCCTATACAGGGAACCAAATACAGCCTTTTGTTTGGCAGAAGATTAATACAGAGCTTGGCTCTAAGTCTTTAAAGTCACCTGTTCCTTTTGACAAGGCTATATTCACCGTTGGTAGAACAGAGATCCACGGTTGTTCTGGTGCAAATGTAACTAAGATTAACGAAGAGATTGTTGATCAAGTGTTTGAGATAAGAAATAGGAATGAAGGCTTAAAAAGAGTTTGTGGAATTAGGGAGTATTTTGAAGAACTTGTTTACTGGTCTTTTCCATCTATAAATTCGCATGAAGATTCTCAAAGATATCCTGACAAAGTTCTTATATATAACTACACAGGTGATGCTTGGGCTACTGCAGACGATTGTATAACTGCTTTTGGGTATTACGAGGAGCAGCAAGCTACTAGTTGGGAATCTACTGAATTAACTTGGGAAGAAAGTAATTTTAAATGGGATAGTGGTACTAAGCAGACCAAATATCGTCAAATCATAGCTGGAAACCAGCAAGGTTTCATATTTATATGTGATACTGGCATTTCGACTAATGAAGCTGTTATGAGTGTTACTAATATTTTCTACTTTGGAGCAGACCTTTACGTCACTTTAATCAACCACACTCTCAATGACGGAGACTTCCTGAGATTAATAGACATGAATGGTGTAACATTATCTGGATCGGGGATATACAAGGTCTCCGTCATTGATTCTGACACATTATTTCTTGCCGGTGTAACCATGACAGGAACGTATACTGGAGGAGGAAGAGCGGCGAGGGTTTCCAAGATAGATATTCTTTCCAAACAGTGGAATTTCTATGTTGATAAGGGAAAGAATTTTTACTTAGCGAAAATAGATTTTGCAGTTTTAAGAACAGATGTTGGTGAGATAACAGTTGATTATTTCCCTTCTTCAACAAACCTATCGATGATAGAGAGCGCCCAGACTACAGGTTGTATTTTAGGGGATAATAATTTACAGACCTATCCTTTTGATCTTTACCCGATAGAGCAATCACAAAACAGACTATGGCATCCAGTTTATTTCCAGACTGACGGTGAATGCGTTCAAATAAGAATATATCTCGATGATGAACAGATGTTAGATCCTAATATATCAGCTTCTGACTTTCAGCTTGAGGGGTTAGTGGTTCATGCGAGACAAACTTCTGAAAGGCTGCAGTAATGGCGCAAGGTCCAAATACAGGAGCATTTGTACCGACAACATTTGTTTGGGATGTGGCTGAACTTCAAGAGGTAGATGTTCAGAGCGACAAATTTAAGGAAATTTTGGTTAGGTTGTATCAGAATCTTAATTTGATGCAGTTGAATTTGAACATAAAAGATTCTGCCTACTACGATCAGTCAGAGTTTGTTAATGGTCAGTCTTTTTGGCCCTCAGCTGCTGTTCCTTCTTCTCAAACTGACGCTGTTAATAGAAGACAAGCTTTTCGCAAGGTTATTAACTTTGGCGCTCTACCTAATACAGCTACTAAGAACGTTGCTCACAATATAGATATAACCACAGGTTTTACGTTTACCAGGATTTATGGGTGTGCATCGGATACTACAAACAGGAATTACACGCCTATTCCAAATGCAAATACGGACATTAGAATTACAGTTAATGCTACAAATGTTGTTATAACTACCTCGGCTAACTACTCTACATATGACACTACATACGTTGTGCTAGAATATTTAAAAAACTAACAGAGGAGAGAAAATGGGATTTCTTAGTGGCTTGGGACGCATGTTCTTCGGCAGTAAGCCTGGTAAGCCAGAGTACAAGCAGATTCAAAGATTCACTCCAGAGCAACAGGCTAATTTGTCTAAGTTGTTGTCGCAAGGAATGGCAGATGTTGATCCTGCTCTTTTAGAGAAGAGATATAGGGGTCAATTCGAGAGGGAGACTGTTCCTGGGTTAGCTGAAAGATTTACAGCTATGGGAGGCGGACAACGTTCAGCGGCATTTGAAGAATCTCTTAGAAGAGGTGGTTTAGATCTAGCTGAGCAGTTAGCGGGTGTTAGAGCTCAAATGGGTATGCAAAAATTAGGATTGGGGTTGCAGCCTCAATTCGATACGATGATGATACCAGGTGCTCCGGGTACTTCTGGAATATTAGGAAATTTAATTGGTCAAACTGTTGGAAATATTGGTGGTGGCTTATCAAACATGTTGACGTCAAGGCTATTTGGGGGCGGTGCTCCTCAGTATCGAGCTCCTATGCAACAACCTATGGGTAGATATATGGCCGGACAACCCAGGGGTTACAAGAAATCATATAGTCCGGTTCTAATGAAAATAATGCAGGGCTTAACGTTTTAAGGAGATAAAATGTCAGTTATTATAGGTCCACAACAACAACTCAAGCAAGGAGCTGCTACTGGAGAATCTATAGGACAAAATCTCGCAAAATCTTTGCAGATGCTAGCGCAAGACAGGATGGCCAGGCAGCAGCGACAACAGGAAGTGTCATCTGGTCTGCAAAGCGTATTGGGTGTTTCTCAACAGGAGGCTCAAGCTATATCAAGGTTGCCTGAGGCGCAGCAGAATCAGGTCTTTCAGAGTTTATTGGGAACAACAGAGCAAGAAGTTATCCCTCAAGCTGCAGGCCAAGAGCCTGGAATGCCTCCTGATAGTTTGAGTGCCTTAGAGCAAATGCTTCCAGAAGAGATGCCTGAAGAGGGTACGCCTGAGTATTCTGATATTGTTAGCAAGTTTCAGGCGCATGTAGATGGTCTTCCCTCAGAAGAAAAGGAAGCATTAAAAAGAAGCATTGCCGAACAGACAAAAATTCCTCCTCAGGAAAAAATGAGAAGAAGAACTATGAGGGAGAGAATTAGAAGCGGTTTGCAGACTACTGCCAACATGGAAAAAGCAGTAAAATTAGATCTTGCAAAAAGAAAACAAGAGCTTGCAGAAAGTAAGTTTGATTTTGATAAGAAGTCAAAAATAAAACAGCAAACTCAGAAGTTTTTCGACAAAACAATTGAGGAAGGCAAGGCTGCAAGAGAATTCAACATGCGACTTGGAAGAATGGAAAACTTAAACAATAAGAAGTTAGATTCTGCAGGGAAGGCTGCCATTATAGATACAGTAAAACATGGTTTGTGGGGAGTTGGTATTGACCTTACGTCTCTACTTAATCCGGATTCACAAGAGTTTAAGAAGTTGACAAATGACTTTCTTAAAAATGCTAAGACGTTTTTTGGGTCTAGAGTTACTCAAGGTGAAATAGGATTGTTTTTAGAGACTGTTCCCTCTCTTCTTCAAAGTAGAGAAGGAAGGAATCGTGTTATACAAAACATGAAGCTTCTTAACAAAGGGGCATTACTTTACAAGAAAGAAATGATGAGAGTCATTGAGGAAAATGATGGTAAAAGGCCAATTGATTTGCAATTTCAAGTTGAAAAAAACCTTGAGAAAAAGATGAATAAAATATCTGAAAAATTTGCCAGCTCAGTTAGAAAAAAACTTCCTCCTTTAGAAGGAAGTGAAAAGAAAGAACCGACTTTTCTTGGTATTCCTTGGTAGGGCCTATCTTTCTGTGAGTTTTCTTTTCAGAGCTTCTTCGTATGCTTGGTTGAAGTTTAATTCAGGGTTTTCAGAGATAATTACTCTTATATCTTGGAGTGAGATTTCAGAGGCTGCTTCTCGCATTTCTTCATAATCTTCTATTGCTTTAGTTTGTTGTTTTATAACTCTGTAAAGTTTCTTGTTTTCAGAACGAAGTTTAAGCGCTCCCTGTATAAATCCTATTGCTCCAGTTACCCCCATAACTCCTACTATCATTCCCAATAATTCACCAAAGATAAACCCGCGCTTTTTCATGAAAAGTCCTTTCTTTTAGAATTACACATCCATTATATCCTAAAGAAAAAGGCGAGAGGAAAACAACTCTCGCCTTAACTTTGTATTTATCATAAATAAGTATAATATTCTGTCTACTAATCGCTGCTTATGATTAGCATTTGTCTTGCAAAATATCCTACATCATCTCTTCTGAAAGATTCAATAGCTGCATATCTCAGTTGTTTTATAGATTTACGATATTTTTTAGAAGCGAATATCATTACTTTTTTGAAGCCTTCATCGTTTCTCAAAAACTTGTAAGCAAATACGTGAAACTTCTTTGGATTACGTCTAGCTTCCCTATAAACCTCAGTTTTAAATTCTCTCATCTTTGTTGTTGCTAGTTTTTGCTGGTCATCTTTGACGCCGTCTGCGTGTGCAGCAGCTGCTGACATAATAAAAGTTAGTGTTAAAAATAGTTTCTTCATTTGTTTTCCTTTTCTTCTTCGAGTTTATTCATAGTTTCAGTTATTGATTGATGTAATACAGGATGTGTTATTAAAAATTGCGCTGCTTGTTGTCTTGCTCTTCTCATCATTCTAGCTCTTTGTGCTTGTGTTAATCTGGCATATTGTTGTGCAGGAGTTAGTCTAGGTCGTCTAGCGCATCCTGTTTTTTCCATTACGTACCAGAATGCATTTTTTAGGCATTCTATTGGTTTTGCAACAGTTATTGGTGTTACTGCCATTATCAAAGTAAATAATACTTTATTAAATTTCTTCACTTGTCTTCCTCCATTTCTTCTTCCCTTTCTGGTTTATACTTCTTCATTCTAAAGGCATTTAACTTGCCTTCTGGGCTAACAACATATATAACGTCTTTACTGTATTCATCTAACTCATAACTCTTTATGAGCTTTTTCTTATTAGTGCATCCAAGCATTTTAGCTATGTAAAAAGCTATGTTTTTAAATCCACGTTTTGTAAGATTCCAGCCGTAGCAAATGATCTGTCTAGGTGTTATTGGCTTAGCTTCTTGCATTGGTGCACAACTTAAAGTCACAGTTGCGATTAGTATGAGCATTAACTTCTTCATAATTACCTCCTGCTATGAACGCGTCTTGCTTCTCTAGGACGAACTCTTCTAGTAACAACTCTTCTAGTTCTTCTTGTTGGTTCTACTTCATCAGGTTCTAGATAGTCTGAATCCTCTCTGTATTCGTCATCTAAGCACTGTTGTTCACGTTCTCTTAGTATTAGACTTACTTCTCTGTCTATTTGATCCCTAATCATTCTTCTAAGAGATACATTCTCGTTTATTTCTCTTAAAAGAAGTTCATTGCGTTCCATTTGTTTATCTATATCTGTTCTTACTGGTTGTTCTGCTTTCTTTTGAGGTTGTTTTTGTGGTCCAATATTTTTGTTAACAAAGTTATAAACAACTCTTAATGCTACTGGATCGTTTTTGTATTTCTCAAGCAGTCTTGCGATATCCATCACGTTTTCTGGTTTCTTTTTATTCATCCAGTTCTTGAGAGCAACTAATCCTGCTACTCCGCCACCAACTGCAGCTATAACTGGGTGTGCCCACAAAAGGGCTCCGAGTTTAGCGATACCAGCTCCAGCAAAGTATCCTGCTACACCACCGGTGACTGCTTTCATAGCGTCTGAGAAGAATCCTGTTTGCTGTTGTGCTTGTGGTGCTACAAGTTGAAGTTGCACTGGTTGTTGTGGTTGTGGCCCCATAGGAGCCACTCCACTAATTACACCCCCACTTAAAATCAAAGCTAATACTAGTTTTTTCATAATAACCCCCTATTAATAATCGTAACCGTAATCGTCGTCATATCCGTAATCCATGTCTTCGTCATATTCATAGCTGTCATAATATCTTGGACGAAACATTGGACGCCTGCTCATGCTACGACCTCTTCTAGGCCTAGACATGCTGCGAGCAACCCTCTTGGCTACTTCACGGATCATCTGTTCTTTCTTCTCTCTTTCAGCATCTCTACCTGTTACTTTGTCGGTAAGAAGTTTGGCTGCTGCTCCAATAGCGTAAGGAGCTGCGATTTTAAGTACCGTACCTAAACCGAAAGGCAATATAGCGGCGGCTGCTACTGTGCCTGCTACAGGCAAAACCTTGCCGACCGTAGATGCTGCATTGTTGCTTCCAAAAAGGCCCGTTATTGAACTCCAGGCACCTTTAGCTAGTGATCCTATCCAAGAGCTTTTAGCTGGCTCAGGAGTGAATCCTGCTTGCTTTCTGGCCTCAACATTAGAGATAGCCAACAGCGTCATCAAAAATAATGCTTTGTGTAAGTTCTTCATAGATGTCCCTTTCCCTTTTTGCACCCCCCCACGGAGCGCTAGTTAAAATATGCTAACTATATCTAGCTTATCATAGCTCATAGGCTATGTCAACAATATTTTCAAATATTTATTAAACTTCACAAAAGTGGTCATTTTGGCTGTTTTTTCTTCGAAAAGTGGCCTTTGTCGACGTTTTTCTCGAATACTATTACTTCTGTGAGTCTTTTTATGACGAATTGTGTGATTGTTTGGTTGTATTTTTGGGCCATTTCTTTGATGGATGTCATGAGGTATATAGGTATATTCATGGCTAATCTGGCTACTCCTGGCCTTTTTATCATGGTTTTGGTTACCTTAGGGCCTCTTTTATTAGATAAATATAAGTGTTCCACTTTGGTACACGCTTTGTTGTTGCATTTATGTAGAACATAGTGTCCGTATGGTATCTTTCCTTTTTCCACCATCCAGGTGCATCTGTGTGCGCCTATTGGCGTTCCTTCTACATATATAGAAGGTGATGATCCCTCCCTGGTGGCTCCTTTCCATCCAAAACAGCCTTTTTCGTCGATAATTCTGTATTTATTTAGTGTTTTGACGATTTTTTGGCGTCTTGACTGTGTTAGCTTCATTTCTTTCTCCTTCTTCCACTTTCTCTGGATTTACTCTGTAAACGTCTATTCTTTATGACAGATATACCTATGGTATATTCTCGAAATTGACGGGCTAGCGTTACAAAATCATGGTATTTACAACTCTTGATTTCACTAAAACAGCCAATTCCAAGTTCCTCCATAAATATATCTGCCATGAAAGGAACAGCTAGAAACTCCGCATGAAGCGTCATTTCTTGCTTTTTAGTTAGTTTCTTATGGATGACCATAATCTTAACGCTACATATCTAGCACCGTAATAACCGGCTTTTATTGTTTCTTTACAGACACCCCATATAGTCTTAGCGACTGCAGGATTCTTATAAAGAAATAGTAGTCCTATACCAATTCCGGCACCTAAGAGCACTTTCTTGAAAGTATCCCTTATTTGCTCGTAAGCAGTAGGCTCGTCAAATATAGGCAAATTAGCTTTCAATTTACGCATGTTTTTTGCGCGTCTTTTTGCAGCAAAAAACTCTCTAGCTGTCATAGCACGGCCCCTAGGAGCCTGTCTAACACCAAAAGTTTTCTCGGCAGCATCCCTAAAGCCTGCCGGAGCTCTCAATGTTTGCCTGGTTGGGCTTACGCTTCCAAAAAAAGAAGCTAAAATACTGCAAAAAAGCAGCGTTTTTATTGTTTTTTCCATGATTTCCCCCCTATAGTTACATGGAATTAATTAGATACGTCCCTTTTCTATTATACATACTCTATCATAGTACATATGCCATGTCAACATTTTTTTAAATTAGCTAGTAGTTGCTCTGGTAGCGTTGTTATGGTCATAAAGACAATATTTCTACTAATTATTAATAAGGAGTCGGTAATGGCAGTAAATAGGAGAGATATAGATCTCGAAACGTACAGTCCTAATCAAACCACTGGTATATATAAGAGTCCTATTGTTTCCAAGACAAGAGGCCCAGGAACAAGTGATAAGGCTGATGTTGGTACTATTTGGATTGATCAGTCTACAGATGCAGCATATATTCTTACAAAAGTTCAAGCTGGTTCTGCTACATGGGACAGTATTACAGATATATCTGAAGGTGGTACAAATGGGCAGCTTTGGATAGGGTCAACGGGTGCTTCTCCTGCGTGGGCAAATCTTACCTCTACTGGTGGCTCTGTAACAATCACAAATGGTGCTAATTCCATAAACCTTGAAGCAGCTGGTGTCGCGGCCTTAACTTCCCTTGATGGTGATGCTGGAACGGCTACTCCTACAGCAGGTGTTATTACTATTGTTGGTGGTACAAACATTACCACGGCTGGAGCTGGGTCGAATCTTACAGTTAACCTTGATGCTAGCCCTTCTCTTGCTGGATCATTAACTGTCGCAGACAGCATTACTATGACCGCTGGAACGTGTACCATTACAGCAGATGATAATGCGGGACAAGACATATATTTGCATGCTGATGGTGGAACTACAGAAACCATAGATATTCACGTAGATCAAGGAACTAATGTTGCGTCGATCAATATTCATTCGGATGTGGGTGGTGTTACGACAACTTCTGGATTGGCTAGCGCTGATGCTATTAACATTGTTGCTTCTGATGCTGCTGGTGGTGTTGATATCGATGCTGGAACAGGCGGTATTATTGCAACAGCTACAAATGGTGAAATCAGACTGGCTTCCGGTACTGGTGCAGTAAATATTGGTGCCGACGCGGCAGCTCACACAGTTACAGTAGGTTCGACAACTGGAGCAGCAGCCACTGTCCTTCAGTCTGGAACCGGCGATGTTGCGATTACATCAACAGATGCGATAACAGCTGATGCTACAGGTGTACTGGAGTTGAACTCGTCAGGTGCAGCGATAGGTATAGGTAATGACGCAGACGCATTTGCGATCAATGTTGGAACAGGCGCTGCTGCACGTACTATCACGATAGGTAACTCAACAGGGGCTACTGCTGTTGACATCAATTGTGGTACTGGTGATGTCACTGTAGGTGCAAACGCGACTGCACACACGACTACACTTGGTTCAACAAACACCACATCTAACGCCATTCTTCAGTCTGGAACAGGTGGCATAGCAGTGACCTCCGGAGGTACCTTAGAGGTTGATGCTACAGATGCTCTCACTATAGAATCGTCTGCTGGAACAATTGGAATTGGTGTAGATGCGGTTGCTCAGGCCATAAATATAGGTACAGGTGCTGCTGCCAGAACAATCACTGTTGGTAATGCCACTGGTGCAACATCGGTTGTTTTAAATGCTGGAACAGGTGCTGTAAACATTGGTACTAATGCAGTAGCTCATACTGTCACTGTAGGTACAACAACAGGTGCTGGTGCGACAACTATTCAAGCTGGTACAGGTGCAATAACAGTTAATGGTGGTGGTGCTGTAACTATTGATTCTGCTGGTGTATTAGAGCTTAATTCTTCGGCAGGTGTTATTGGAATTGGTAATGATGCTGTAGCTCAAAACATCAACATTGGTACAGGAGCAGCAGCCAGAACAATAACCATAGGTAATACAACGGCGGCAGCTCAAGTTGACATTGATTGTGGCACAGGAGGTGTCAACGTAGGTACATCGGCGACTGCACATACAACCACGGTTGGATCGACCAATACAACATCTGATACAACAATTCAGGCAGGCACAGGTGCATTGACAGTGAACGGTGGAGGTGCAGTAGACATAGACGCCGCAGGTGCATTGAGTGTTAACTCTTCGGCTGGTGTAATTAATGTTGGTGATGATGCTGTTGCTCAGGCTATCAACATAGGTACTGGTGCTGCTGCGAGAACTATTACTCTTGGAAATGTAACTGGTGCTACACAGGTTGATATACAAGGTGGTACAGGTTTGATCACCTTAACTCCAACTGGTGGTGCTATATCGATGGCTCCTGCAGAGACTAGTGGTGCTGCTGCAACTCAGACTCTTAATGCTTATCTTGGTTCTGTTACTTACACAGGGTTTACAACTGCTTCGGCTGCATCTCAGACGTTTGTGGTTACTAACTCTGTAGCTACAACTACATCTGTTGTTTTTGCAACTGTAAGTAATTTGGGTACTAATGATGCTCAGATGACTCTTACAAGGGTTGAGCAGAAAGCTGGATCTATTGAATTTACAACAACAAACAATGGGGCGGCGGCTCTTAATGGAAACGTTGTAGTTACTTTCTGGATAATAAAAGCCTAATCATACTCATGGCTGCCGTTGACTTAATTGGCAACGGCAGCCAATAACTTGTTAGACTAAAAAAGAAAGGGTTTTTATGAATGCAAAGAAGGCTATAAAAAGTTTACCTGCTTCAGAAGTTGTTTCAGCCTCTTTAAGTACAGTAGATTTTAATTTAATTGATAATGGAACGTTGACTAAGGCGTGTTTTGCTCTCAAGTTTTCGAATTATGCCAATCAAATTATTCTCATTAGTTTTGATGGTGAAACCATTCATGAATCTATCTGGCCACAGCATGAATTTGTTCTAGGTAATTTTAGAGATTATAGTTTTGCAAAAGGTACTAAGATTTATATGCGAAGAGCAGGTGCGGCTAGTGGTACTGTATATGTATCTAAGTATTATGTTGATTCAAGTCCAACAATTTAGAAAGGATTGATATGGAAGAAGAGAAAAAAGAAAGTGTTGTTTCTGAAGAAAAGAATTCGGAGAATGTTGTCCCAGAAATGGAGGCAAAGGGTGTAAATGAGATGGTAGTTAAAGTTAAGGGAGAAGAGGATAGGGAATATAGATTTCATATTCCTTTTGGAGCTCCTTTAATTGAAGCATACAATGCGGCTTGTAATGCAGCGTCAGAGGTAGCACGTTTGTTTAAAGAAGCTATTGAAAGACAAAAAGAAGCTGAAAAAGAAAAAGCTGAAGAGTAATGATAAAAGGGTGCCTGCGGGCACCCAAACTTTAAGGAGGGATAATGGCCCATTCTCAAGCAATAAGGTTGGTTCCTGAGTCAGTTAGATCCTTAGCTTTTGGGTCTATAGGGGCTGGTTATACTGGAATAGGAACTTCCATAACTAATCCGGTAAGAATATTGCATATACAAAATTTAACTGACGCTGAGTTAATGTTTTCATATGATGGCGTCAATGATCATTTTCCGCTTCCGACGAACGGATTTCTTCTTTTAGATATAACTGCCAATAAATCTAGAGAGCAAGGCTACTATTTAGCTGAAGGTACAAGAATATACGTTAAAGAGGTTGGCACTCCTACTACAGGAAATGTATACGTTTGTGTTTACTATGGATCTACTACCTAAAAGGAGAAGCTATGAGTCAATCTGGACAATATTTGTTAACCTCCGGTGCCTCCATGATTCAATCACTAACAGGAGATACAGGTGGGGCTGTAGGGCCAACCGCGGGTAATATAAATATAGTTGGTGCTGATGGATTAGTGGTTAGTGGAAATCCTGGGACGAGCACACTTACTATTGAAGGCGTCTCTTATGTAACAGATGCTGGAACAGCTACTCCAACTGCTATAGGCGGCTTAAATGTTCTAGGTGGAACAAATATTAATACTGCAGGGGCAGCCAACAATGTAACTGTAAACCTAGACAACAGTATTAGCCTTTTAGGGACTGTTACTGCTGGTACTGGAATTGAATCGACTACAGGGAATATAAGGGCTGTAGCTGGAAATTTATACGCAGGTGGTGATTTAGATGTAGTTGGAACAGTTACTTTTACCAATGTTACTGATGGTGTTTTAATTGCCGACGGAATTGGAGAAATTTCGTCTATAACGGGGACGGATGGTCAGGTAGTAATAGGAAGTACTGGAGCTGATCCTGTTTTCAATACTCTTACGGCGGGTGCTGGTATAACGATTGCAAATGGTGCGGGTACTATAACGATCTCTTCTACTGGTGCTGGTGGTATAGCTAATACGCATACTATAGCTCCTTCTGGGGCTGAATACACTACTATTCAGGCTGCTTTAGATGATAATGTTGCAACTGGTCAGATATTCTTGGTTTATCCTGGTGCGTATTCTGGTGACACAATAAATTTCACAGCAAATGATCAGATGGTTATAGGTGTTGGTGGTGCTGACTGTCAGTCTATTCAGATTGTATCGGCTGCTTCTGCTGACATGTGTGATTTTGGGGCTTTTACGGGATGTGTTCTTAAGAATCTTACGATAACAGTATCAGGAGCAACAGCAGCTGTTTCATGTGTTAAAGGATCTACTGGTTCTATTGTTATAGAAAATACGATATTAAATTGTACGAACTCGTCTGTTACTGGTGCTACGCAACCTTCTTGTATAAGTAGTAGCGGTGCAGCAACAGTAAGTGTTTATGATTCATGCATTAACTATACGAATGCTGTTGCGGTTGGTGCGAATGTTAAGTCTGCTTTGAAGTTGGCTGTAAATTCGTCTTTATTGTTAGATAGAGTTGAGGGTGATTTTACATGTTCTAATACATCTGCAGGAGGCGGCTTTTACTTCAGCACGGTAAATACAGATTTGATAGTAAGAAGATCTATTATTAACGTAGCTGATCCTACTGGTGGTTTGATATGTGGATTTTATTATGTTGGGACGTCAGCTAATACAACAGATATTGAATATACGGTTATTAATGTAGCAACTGGTCTAGCCAACAACGGGGTTGGTATATATTCCGCTGGTACTTCTGTTATATCGTCTACGAATAACAGAATTACTGTAACTGAGACTGGTGGTGTTGCTAATTCGTTTGTAGTTGGTGCTGGTTCAACTATCAACTCAACGTTTGATGATACGTTGTCTTCTAGCGGTCCAGTTGCTGGTGGAACTTTTACAGAAGTGTCATCTGATCTAAGCGGTAATTTTGATGCTACATCGGCTATTACTACGGCGACGGTTAATGCATCAACGGTTAATACTAATTTAGCTGTCATAAGTACTGTTGGTTATATAGGTACTGCTACATCAGCTGCAGATTACTACACATTATCGGCTTATGATGTTGATGGTGCAGCGTATGTAGATTTTGTGACTTTAACGGCTAATAACACTCCAACTTGTGATCTGTCTACGTCTGTTACGATGGGTTCAAATGTTATTTATTATGCTACTGGTACTGATGTTCCCGTAACGGATGGTGGTACAGGAGCTTCTTCTTTAACGGATCATGGTGTATTAGTTGGTTCAGGAACGGCAGCGGTTACAGCGTTAACGGTTGGTACAAATGGTCAGGTTCTTGTTGGTTCTACTGGTGCAGATCCTGTTTTTGCGAATATAACGTCTGGAGATTCGTCTATAACGATAAGTGAAGGCGCTGGAACTTTAGATTTAACTGTTACTGGCGGTTCAGGAAGTCTTGCGTGGACAGAAGTAACTGGAACAACTCAAGCTATGGCGGTTCACAATGGTTACATTTTAAATAATGTTGCGTTAGTCACGGCTACGTTGCCTGCGACGGCGGCGGTTGGATCTATTATTAGGGTTGTTGGTAAGGGTGCTGGTGGTTGGACTATTGCTCAGAACGCTGGTCAATCTATTGTTTTTAACACATCTACAACAACAGTTGGCGTAGGTGGAAGTTTGTCATCTACTAATGATGCTGATTGTGTTGAGCTTGTTTGTACAACAGCAAATACAACTTTTACTGTGATGAGTTCTATAGGAAATGTATGGCAACACAAAATTCGATTGGTAGTAACAAGCCTATCGAGGTGTCTTTTGGTGGTATAGGGGCGGCTACGTTAACTGATCACGGAGTTTTGGTTGGTTCTGGAACATCGGCTGTAACGGCGTTAACGGTTGGTACTAATGGTCAGTTGCTTATTGGAAGTACGGGTGCTGATCCGGTATTTGCGAATTTAACGTCAACTGGTGGTACTATATCGATAACGGAGGGTGCAGGTACGTTGAATCTGGAGGCTGTTGGTGGAACTGGTGCACAAAATACGCATACCATATCTCCATCTGGTGGTGATTATACGACTATACAGGCTGCTTTAACGGCTAATCCTACGGCGAATTCTTTATTTTTGGTTTATCCGGGAACATATTCTGGTGACACGATTACTTTTACAGCAAACAATCAATCGGTGATTGGTGTTGGTGAGCCTGAGACTCAAGTGATTTCTGCTGCTAGTGCGAAGATAGTTGATTTTGCAGCTTTTACTGGTTGTATGATTAGTAATATTACGTGCACTATTACTGGTGCGACTGCTGCGCTTATTGACACTATAGTTGGTAGTACTGGGTCGTTAGATGTAAACAAGTGTATTTTTAATGTAACGAATAGTTCTCATACTGGGGCAAATCAGCCTGCATGTTTACGTATAACAGGTGCTGGCTCTGTCGATGTTATGCGTTCTGTGTTTAATTATACAAACAACGTAGCGGCGGCTGGGCAGGTTAAAGTTGCTGTAAGTCTAGGGGCAGGGAGTTATCTTAAGATTGTTCACAGTGAGGCTACTGTAGGTTGTACGGGTGCTTCTACGGGCTCTGCTTTTGTGTATTCACCGACAACTGGTGAGCTTGAAATGATTGATTGTCAGATTTCGGTAACTGATGATACTGGAGGTCTTGTTGATGGAATATATTATGATGGTACAGCTCCTGGATTAGTTCAAAATTGTTCTATTACTGTTGTTGGTGGGGCCGCAAATACAGGGGCTGCGATTCAGCTTATTGGTAGTTCAACGATGCGGTCTTTGTACAACGAGATTAATGTTACGGATTCTGGTGGTATATCTTATTCGTTTAGGGTTGCAGCAGCAACAGAACTTGTTTCTAAGTTTGATGATATAACGGCGGCTGATGGTGTTGATGAGGCTGGAACGTTTACGCAGGTGAGTTCTGATGGGGATGGTAATTTAACAGCTTCTGGAAATCTTATAGCTAACTATGTTGCTACGAGTGCTGTTCAGTTTGATGATGATGGAGTTATGTCGACCCAGGTTAACGCCTCTGATTATTACAATATTTCTGCTTATAACACGAACACAACATCAGATGTTGCTTTTTTCACTTTGACTGCAGGGGATCCTCCAACTGGAGATTTGAGTACATCGGTAACAATGGGTAGTAATGCTATTTACTATGCAACGGGAACAGATGTTCCAGTAACTGACGGTGGTACTGGCGCCTCAACGCTTACAGATCACGGAGTTTTAGTTGGGTCTGGAACTGCGGCGGTAACAGCACTTGCGGTTGGCTCTACCGGGGAAGTTCTTATAGGAAATACAGGTGCAGATCCTTCATGGAGTTCTACTGCAACTGTTACTACTCTTAACGCTACGACGTTTGATACCAATGTGGCAGCGGCAGCTGTGACGCTATCTGGAACATCTCTTACAGCAGACGGTACAGATTCAGACATTGATATAAATATTACGGCTAAAGGAACAGGTCAGGTCATTATTGATGACTTGCAACTTACAACAGACTTAGCTGTGACAGAGGGTGGTACAGGCGCATCTTCTCTTACTGATCATGGTGTTCTTGTTGGAAGTGGCACTGGAGCCGTGACAGCGCTATCAGTAGGTACCAATGGACAGGTTCTTGTTGGTAGCACTGGTGCTGATCCTGTTTTTGCAACGTTGGCATCGGCTGATAACTCTATAGACTTCACGACTGGTGCTGGAACATTAGATCTTTCTGTTTCTGGAACTGTTTCAATTAATGCACAAACGGGAACTAGTTATACACCGGTTATTGGTGATGCAGGCAAGCTTGTAACATTGGATAATGCTGCAGCCATAACTTTAACTATCCCTCCTAACTCTTCTGTAGCGTATGATACTGGGACGACAATAGCTTTTGCTCAAAAAGGAGCTGGCACAGTGACGTTTGCCCCAGGCTCCGGAGTTACAATTAGTTCTAGAGGATCTGCGTTGGATACTGCAGGTCAGTACGCTATGGCTTCTGTTGTGAAGATAAGTACGGATTTATGGTATCTATCGGGTGATATTAGCTAACAACATAGGAGGAATCCTAAATGATAAGACCTACTTTACTGCCTATATTCAGCGCTAGGAGGGGTGTGCCAGAATTGTCGTTCACTCAGAGAACATCTGGCTTTGGAACTGATGAAGTTACGAAAGTATATCATGACGGAACTTACTGGGTGATTGTAGGACAAAATGGAAAGTTGAGCACAGCGACTGATCCTACTGGAACGTGGACATCTCGTACTAGTCAGTTCGGAAGTGAGTACATATGGGGCGTTAAATATGGTTCTGATGGATATTGGGTTGCTGTTGGAGGAAATGGAAATATGTCAACGGCAACAGACCCAACTGGAACATGGACATCAAGAACATCCTCCTTTGGGACAGATCGTGTTATGGATGCGACATATAATGGCACGCACTGGGTGGCTGTAGGATACGGAAGTAAAATAGCCACGGCAACAGATCCAACAGGTACATGGACACAAAGAACTAATCCATTTACTAATGACATAATAGCCGTCGATTGGGATGGAACATATTGGTGTGCGGTAGGACTAGGAGGAGAAATGGCAACAGCAACAGACCCTACCGGGACCTGGACCTCTAGAACTAGTTCATTTGGTACTGATGATATAAGGGGAGTGCATTATGATGACGGTATCTGGGTTGCGGTAGGATATAATTCTGAGATAGCAACAGCAACAGATCCTACTGGGACTTGGACGCAAAGGTCAAATCCTTTTACAGCTGTAATTAGATGGTCTGATTTTGGAAATACTAGATGGGTGGCAGTTGGGCTGTCGGGGGAGCTTGCTGAAGCTTTCGATCCAACCAGTACCTGGACCTCCCGTACATCTAGTTTTGGAAGTTCAAATATTCTTGGAGTTCACTACGCAAATGGTACGTGGGTAATTACCGGTAGCGCTGGAAAAATAGCTACCTCTCCAGGATAATAATAATTAGTTTTAGCTTAAAAGGAGATATTATGCCTACAGGTAAAAGAAAGCCTAGAAGAGTTACTGGTCAAGAACCGCTCTCTTATATGGGTGTAGAGGCTACGACGCCTCCTCAGGTTATAACTAGTGGTAGAGATGATCCTACTGTTAACAATTACAATTTTGATTTGGGTACTATCTGGATTAATTGGTCAACAAATGATGCTTTTATCTTAGTTAATATTGAGGCCAATGTTGCTGAATGGGTGAAGATAAACAATCAGGATTTAACAGTAAATGGTAATACTGGGAGTGCTGTTTCTGTTGATGATGTTATTTACATTGTTGGTTCTGGTGTTTTAGAAACTTCTGGTACAGGGTCTACGTTGACCATAGAGCATACTTCGGCGTCTGATGGTCAGTTAATCATTGGTGAATTGGGAGGTGATCCTGCGTGGGGTAATTTGACGTCCTCTGGTGGAACTATGGATATAACAGAGGGTCCAGGAACCTTAAACATAGATATTAAGAGTGGTTTTTTAGGGGCTCAGGATTTTGCTACTGATTCTGGTACGGCTACTATTACGGGTAATACTATTACAATAGCTGGTGGTACTAATATCAACACTGCTGGAGCTGGTAGTACTGTTACTATTAATCTTGATAATGATGTTGTATTGGCGGGTAATTTGACTGCTGTTGATGCTGATTTCACTAACTTACAGGTTACCTCTTTGGGTACTGGTTTTCTTGAGTCGGATGCTTCAGGTAATGTATCTAATTCTGAGGGTACTGATGGTCAGTTGATTATAGGGGCGACAGGTGCAGCCGCAGCGTGGGCTAATTTGACGTCGACTGGTGGCACTATGCAGATTACTGGTGGTGCTAATACTTTGAATATTGAGTCTATTGCTGGTTTAGCGTCTCCTTATATATATACCTATGCGGATTGGGGTGGAGGAGGACCTGTTAACCCAGTAACCGACACTTCTGAGGATGGAACGACTGTTTTGATGACTAAGGGGACAGGTGTTCAGTCTTCCACTACTGCTTTGCCTGGGAGTTGGGTAAGTGAAGGCGTCATAGGTACTGGTGGAAATAATTTATCAGGGGTTCACATAGCGTCTGGAGGTGCAACAGTATGTGTGGCAAGTCAAAATGGTGCTGCTCCAGGTAACTTTACGATAATACATGCTACGTCTCCTACTGGAACATATACGTCATACAGTATTGTAGGGGGTACAACAGATACATTCACTTCTGTATCGCATGATGGTACTTATTGGGTTATTACCGGAACAAATGGAGCCACAAATGGTGTATATCATGCTACTGATCCTACTGGTGCATGGACTTTTAATAGTAGTGGATTGACGTCTCAACCTTTAAATGATTGTGCTTTTGGTAATAATACATGGGTTGTTGTTGGGGATAACGGAAAAATAGCCTATCAACTTACTGATCCTA